TAACGCAGAGTTGAGCGGCCCGAGGCCGCTTGCGGCCGAAGGGTCGCGCTCGAACGACGTGTTAGCGGACGGAGGTTGATATGGCGACTGGAATTCTGAAACCCTACACAGGGTTGTCGTTTCGCAAGGGCAACAAGGAAGTGAACGTTCATGAAGTAAAGGACGGAACGGTGTATTGGGGCTACTACGAAGACGGCGACGAACTTCCTCATAGGCTGCACCGCTGCGGCATGAGTGACTGGAACAAGATGGTTCGGAAGGCCCTCGATACCGGAGCAACGGCTTTCAGCAGGGTTCGGAGCAGCGTCCAGTATTTCATGGGCAGGACGGACGCTAACGCAGAGCTAAGGGGCCGGAGCGATAGCGACGGTCCCGCTTGAGCGCCGGGTTAGCGGCGCACTGGAGAGAATGATGGAAAAGCGAAACATGGCCAGCTTTGCGGTTACACCGCGCCTGATTGAGCGGGCGCTGACAATGCCTGACGGACACGAGATTGTCGGCGCGGAGTGGGATTTTATGTCGCGCACGGTGCGCCTTTTCCTGGAAGGGCCAGACCTGCCGGAAGTCGAACGCGGACAAATCGTGCCGAGCATTACGCCGACCGTGACCGTAGCCATTGGCGACGATGGGAGGCGCGTGCATACCTGGCACTGGTATGGCGCTAACGCAAAGTTAACCGGCGTGCCGCCCACGGACGCCACCAAGGGAGGATGAGCATGGAGCAAGCACCGAGCAACAACGAAGCATCGAACGGCACGTCCGCGTTGGACGACGGGTTGGGGGGATGGTGCCCCCGTGGTGAACTGGTGGTTGCTATCCACGACTTGGCTAGCCATTTTGAGAACGCGCTATATGCGTTCAACGGTGATGCGGAGGCGCTACTCAAAGCGAAGCGGGATATAGCTTGGGCGCGAAATGTCGCGGCCCGGCACAACCACAACGGAACCGGATGCAGACAGCCCCCCAACGCTGAGTTAAGGCCGACTGGCGCGGGGTTATCGCGCCAGGTCGAGCCTTGAACGCCGTGTTAGAGGGCTGATTTGATGCGGAACAGTTCCCAGAACGCCGGGTGCATGCGGCGGTCGCCGGCCTCCCACTGCTGCCAGGTGCGGCAGGTGGTGTGCAGCAGCACCCCGGCGGCGGTTTGTGACAACCCGGCGGCTTCGCGGGCTGCGCGAATTTCTGCGGGCGCCGGATTTGAAGAAGGCCCTTTCGGGCCTCGGTTTGGGTGGTTGCCCATTTCAGAGGGCGCCGAAGTTCCAGAGGCGCTTGATGCCGCCCTTAGGTCCGACGCTCACCAGTTGGAGCGTGCCGTCTGCGCAGAGGCAGATGGTATTGACGGCCTTGGCGCCACGCTCGGCCGCCAGGTACTGGCGCGCAGAGGTGACCGCCTCGCGGAACGTGCGCAGCTTGGCGCGATTGGCTGGAGCCGCGATCTCGGCGAGATGCGCGACATCGAAGAGGTTACGAAGAGCGGAGGAAGCGGAAGGAAGAACGAGCATTTTAGGCTCCAGCCCCTGGTGACCCGAGGCGCGGTAGGGAAGCAATGTGCATCCCATGAACTGAATTATACGCGCAATGCGCGTAAACGCAAGAACCTTTTTGAATTATTTTTCGGCGGGTGTGGCGAGACGGCCAAGCCCTCTAACGCCTGAATTCACAGGCGGGCGCTGCTTTTGCGCCCGTCCGGTGGAATGATGGGTTGGGCGGCATGGCTGATAAAGGAGAAAATGGTGGGATACATACGGCATAACGCAATTGTGGTGACAAGCTGGGACGAAACGCTGATTGAGGCCGCTGCCTGCCGCGCACGAAACATAGGACTGACGGTCCTTGGCCCGAGCGCGAAGGCGACGAATAACTACCGGACTCTGCTGGTTTGCCCGGACGGTAGCAAGGAGGGCTGGGAGGAAAGCGACCAGGGCGACGAACGGCGCGCAACCTTCCGCGACTGGCTGAACGAGCAGAGATACGAGGACGGCAGCACCAGCCTGCATTGGGTTGAGATTGCATACGGAAGCGACGATTCCGACGCCACGGTGGAGGCTCATGCTTGGATGACGCCCAACGACCAAGCATCAGGGGCGCGCAGCGTCCCGCTGGATGCGCCTGTTGGGCGCGGAAAGGATTGAGATGGCCTATGTGCGTTTACCACCCCCTACCGTAGAGCAGATGCTGGAGGATTTCGCATCCTGGATGGCCCAGCACGCGCAGGCGAAGATTACCGTGCGGATCGAGTACCTAGATGGCGCACACCAGACGACCGAGATCGACCATCGTGGGCAGCCGCCAAAACCCATGACAAAAGCCGAGATGCGCGTGGCGGCGAAACACGACCCGTCCTGTGTCGGTGCGTTTGCGAGGGCGAGACCGTGACAGCCCCTGAAAATATATTTCTTTTCCCCTTGCGTTACCGGTAACGGTGGCTATAATGTAACCGTACCGCAACCAACAGGAGATAGAGATGAGCAACTACAAACTGACATGCTGGAGCGACACTTACAACGTCAGCGCCGATCTTAGCCAGGCATCTGCCCAGATATTTGTCGATGGGGGCGGCACCCCGTTCCAAACCGCCGATTTCTCGCACAGCGAGCAAGAAATGGCGCGCGGCCTGGCCAAGTGGCTTTACCGCTATACGCAGGATGCGGCCGATGCGGCCGATGAGGCTGAAATAGAGGAGATAGGCGAAGACGATGAGTAAGTCTGTCACCGAGCGCGTCGCGGCCCTGCGAGAGCGGGCCGCCGCTTTAGGATTAAAGCGCCTGGAGCTGTACGCGCACCCGGAGGATTGGGTAGCAATCAAGGCGCTGGCGGACAAGCTGAAGAAGCGCCGCGAGAAGGCCGCTAAAGTGGCGGATAACGTACCAGTGAAGGGGCGCGAGTGATGAGCGAAGAACGAAGTGAAGCCGGCCGATCGAGCGTCCCGCTTGCACGCCCAGTTGGGCGGCATGAAATACTGGAAAAGCTTGGCAATGCCATGACCGGGTACGCGCATGTTTGCGGGATGCCTACGCTGGATGCCTTGCTTGTTGAAGCGGCATGCGAGATTGAACGGCTGTCCAAATTGGTTGGCGAGCTGCAAACACAGAACATGCGGCTACATTCCCTTATTGCTGAAGCGGTTGACGATATGGGACTTGGTGGGCGGTGCGTTCACTCTGGCATCAAGGGTCGCATGGTCCAGGCCGTGACGCACAACGACCAAGTTTAGGGGCGGGCGGCTTTTCGCCCGTCCCACTAGAACGCCGAGTTAGGCGAGAAAGGTAAGCCATGCAACAGATTAAAAATTACGAGGCAGCGCAGGAGTTTATTGACAAGCTGACTGGCACCGACCAAGACGAACGCCATGCCGCGCAGCGTGAATACCACTCTGGCGAAAACCGGGCAGCCCGACGCGAACGCGAGCGCCAGGAGAAACGCGCGGCGAAGAAAGCGAAGGTGAGGGCATGAACACCGCCCAACTGAGCCGCGACTTGCAAGGGATTGCCGCCGACCTGAGCAAGCGGATCGAGCAATCTGCTGGCGAGCCGGTTGCCTTTACGCTGCTTGTTTTCACTGAAGGGCGAGCGAGCTACATCAGCAGCGCAAGCCGTGAAGATAGCGTACGAGAAATCAAGCACTTGCTCGAACTGTGGGGCCATGACATGCCCGACATTCCGGCGCATGAGTATGTCGCCTAACACCAGCTTAACGCGCGCCGAAGGCGTCGCAGTTGAAGCGCCTGTTGGGCATGGAAAGGATTGAAATGTGTGACAGACAACTACACCCTGCACCTACGATTGCCGGTTATGCCTCGCTGATCCACTACCCGGAACACTGGGACACGGCGGCATACCCTACGCTTGATAGCGCCGTGCGAGAGACATTGGCATGGGCCGGATGCTCGGCATGTAAAGAGCCAGAGGCGCATGGGTTTCCAGGAGATATTGGGTTGATAGGCTTTGATGCCGACCTTGGCATGACTATCCAGGTCGATGAGACGCCCAACACCAGCTTAACGCGCGCGAGTGCGACGCCCGCGCGAAGTGAAACGGCATGTTCGAGCGTCGCTGTTGAAGCGCCTGTTGGGCGCGAGGATTTGATATGAGCATGGAATACATCCGCAACGCATACGGCGTTCCAGCAAGGCGCGGTGGACGTGTGATTTACACCGGTGGTGTCAGTCCAATGTCCGGATACATCACCGGATCACTTGGCAGTTATCTTCGCATTAAATTGGATGGGCACAATAGATCTGATTTGTATCATCCGACATGGGAAATCAAGTACGTGCCCATGCAGATAAATAAAACAGATTGATTAATCATTTAAATCATGCGGTTATCGTATTTTTTACGATTGATTTTGCTCAGCTAAACTAGCAATTCAGACGACATAAAAACAAATACTTATCGGGTGGTTTCGGAAATGATTTTATCACCCACTCAAAACGCGATCCCAATCCGGATCAATCCATCCACTCCCTGTGCAGACGCCTGCACACCACCAGCTTGGCGCACGTCCACTCCCACCCTGGCCTGCACATCGATCAGTGGGATCCGCACGTCACGCTCCACCCAGATGCCGGAGGTGCGGGTCGCTGGCGACCAGCTCAGGCCGGCGGCCCAGCGTTTTGCTGGCGACGGGATCTCGGCCGGCTCCACCGGGATGTCGATGCCGCCCACCACCTGGCCGTCCGGGCTGCTGGCCAGGACACGATGGGCGCCGTCCGGCTCGCGGACCAGGGAGAGGTCAACGGTGACTGGCGGACAGGGCTGGTCCGCGGGAGGAGGCGGGGCGTCAGGCTGGACGGTGACCTGGGTGATACGCTCCACCTTCGTCCCTGGCGGGATCTGCTGGCGGGGGCGAGCGGCCGGATCCGGACGGCGCTCCAGAATCAGGCTGTTGTCTGGCTGTCGCTGGGCTGGGGCGGGGGCCTCGGCTGGTTGGCCATCCGGCTGGGCCCACCACCAGCCAACAGCGGCGCCACAGGCGACAAGGACAAGGGCGACCATCGCCGGGATCATCCAGGAGAGCACATCCCATCGGTTAGTGGCTTTCATGCTCAGGCCCCGCAACCAGCCTGGAAACGCCGTCGCTCATCGGCGCGGCGGGTGACCAGGCTCGGGACCACCCGACCCTGAACGCGGACCCAGCGGTCGAACTCAGAGGCCGCGCCCAGGCAGTCCCCCGCGTTCAGTCGGCGCACCAGGGTGGACTCGCAATAGGCGCCGACGCCGATGTTGTAGGTCAGGCTGACCAGCGCGTCGAATTGGGCAGAGGTGATGGGGAGGGTGGTACAGCGGGCAACGGCTTTTTCCGCCTGGCCAACACTCACTAACAGCCGGGACAGGGCTTCCTGGGGCGTGATGCGGTCCCCCAGTTTCACGCCCTGCGTGGTCCCGAATCCGAGGGTGGGCACATCGCCGGGGACGGGGATCACGGCCCGCTCAGTATAGCCCTCATGATGGGCGATGGCCACCAGACCGGCGGCGGAGAGGGCCAGGACGGTGGCGATGGCGCGGCCGCGCAGGGAGGTGGGGATCATGCGTCGGCCTCCGGGTCGAGATCGTCACCCGCCAATTGGGCCTTGGCCAGGGCGAGGTGGTAGTGCTTACGCCTGTAGTAGATGTTGACGGCGAAGCTGAGCAGGGCCACCAGGGCGCCGATGAGGGCGGCCCAGTCGGTCATGGTCAGGCCGCCGATCATGGCCACACCGGAGGCGGTGTAGGTGATGATTCCGGAGGTGCGTTCAGTCATGGCTTTTCCTCACCAGCATTCAAACCCGAATTGATCTCGCGCCACCGTGGCGCGTTCCTGGTAGCGGGGGTCGCCCCAGTACACCTGGGCGGTGCGCTCGAAGCCCTTCACCATGGCCTCCATGGAACGACAGCGGCGGTAGAAGTCGTTGCGGCGCCGCTGTTCTTCGGCTTCTCTTATGGCGCGGGCTTGGCGGGCAGCTTCTTCGGCCTTGCGGATTTCCTCGGCGGCGGCGATCTCGATCCCGGCAAGCCGGCGGGCGCGGGCCACATCCTCCTCCGGAGGTGATGGCGGTAAAGCAAAATCGTCCTGGTTGAGCACGTCGGCGTCTCCCATGGCCCAGGACGGTGCTTGGGTGCAAGGCACGTCCTGGTAGAGGGTGCGGCCGTCGGTCAGGTGGCAGACGTAGATCCCGGCCCAGGCGGGATGGCACAACAACAGGGCGATGAGGAGAGATTTCATCGTTTATGAGTCGCTACGACAATGCTGCGGTTTGTGTAGGTACGATTCGCGCCGCTGTAGGTATTCTTGAGCGCGTAGGTGTGGGCAGCGGCGTCTCCGGGGTAGTCTGAAACAGTGAACGAAAACGGAACGGCCGGGAATGTCGCGGTCCAGTCAAACGAGGCGATCACGGCGGAATCCCGGTACAGCTTCATCGAGTTCACCTGGTTTGCGGTCGGCATAACACCGAAATCGATCACCACCGTCGGGTTGCCCGACGTGGATGCATGGCTGGCGGCGCTGACGATGGTGTCGCCGTTGGAAAAGCTGGTTGAATTCTCTGCGTAGCTGCTGTTGACCTTGCTGATGGAGTCGGAAACGATGTTTCCGGTGGCGATGATCGATCCCCCCACAGTCAGGGACGAGCCATCCCACCGGATGTAGTTGGTGCTGTTGCCAACGTCGAACTTGTACGCGTCGCCTGAATACCCCAGGAACACGCCAGCGGTGGCACCGCCATAGCTCTTTCCGCTGCTGGAAATTGCTCCGCCTGAAGAAAACGTGAGTCCACCCGCTGAGATGGTGGCATTCAGTTCTAGGGAGCTACCCGTCCAGCGCAAGTAGTTCGAGGATGAATCCCCAATGCTGAACTTGTACGCTCCGCCAGAATACCCCAAGAACCACCCCGTCCCGGTGTTGTAGTCTGTCTGCCCGCCTTTTATTGCGCCGCCGGCGCTGAACGTGATCCCGCCGCTCGTCACCGTGGTGCCGGTGTTGATGGCGCCGGCGGTGTTGTCGGCACTAACCGGGGGCTTGGTACCGGTTACATCCGCATAATCCACGCTGGCGCTCACCGTGCTGGCGTCGCTGCTGGCGGCGATAGTGACAGGCCCAGCCCAGGCGCTGGGCACGCCGCCGGCGGTCAGGCTACGCGCCCGCACGTGGTAGCTGCTGCCGCTTTTCACCGGGGCGATGTAGGCGGCGGTCACCGCCGCCGGGAAGACGGCGGATTGATAGACGCTGTCGGTGGTGAGCTTGTGCTGGATCTCGGTGTAGACCACCTGGGCGTCGGCGGCGGTCCAGGTGGCGTAAAGTCGGCACAGGGTGAGGCCATCGGCCTGGACGAGCTGGTGAGTGGCGCCGCTGTACGCGGCCAGGCTGGTGGGCGGCGCCAGGGAAATCAGGCTGGGCAGGGCCGTGTCCGGGGCGGGGTCGGCCACGGTGGCGTCGCCACCGGCCCAGGCATAGCTGGCGGCGGCGTCTTCCTGGAGGCTGAGGTCGATGCCGCCGTCTTCCGCCATTTTCCAGGCGGTGACCCGGAAGACCTTGGACGCCCAGCCAAAGTGGGCAATGCTGACCTGGACCGTGTCCCACACGCCCACCTTGAAGGCGGTGAGCTTGCAGGGCATCTCCAGGCTGATGCCCTGGCGGCTCTTTTCCAGGTGGATCTTGCCGATGCGCTGGGCCCGCACGTTGTTGGTGGTATAGGGCAGTTCAATGTCGCGGGCGATGACGTCGCCGCCGTCCTGGGCGGCGTAAGTGGCGTTATCGATCTGGGGCCAGTCGGTGGGCTGCCAGAGCTTCCAGGGCTCTACGTAGGTGCCGCGCACCGCGTTGTAGAGTTCCTTCCGCGCCGGCTTGGCGCGGACGCTGACCGGGCCGCGCAGATCGTCCTCGGAAAGCGTGATGGTGGGGGTGTGGTACACCCCGGCGTAAAGCTTCCAGGCACCGCCGGACCAGATCAGAGCGCCGGCGCCGGCGGTGAGCAGGGCCTTGAGGATGTCAATGGGCCGTTCGGCACGGTTGACGGTGCCGTTGGCGGTGTAGCGGGCCTGGGCGGCGTGGCTCAGGGTGTGGGTGCCGCTGCCGTTGTCGCTGAGGGCCACGGCGGTGCGGGCCAGGCTATTGGCGTAGCTGCTGGCCAGTTGGGTGGTGGTGTCTCCGGTGCGGATGGCGTAGTAGGTGCCGCCGTTTGTCAGGCCGGCCGGCGACGTGCCGGTGGTGGCGAAGGTGACCTTGTCGCCAGTGCCAATGCGGTGTTCCTTGGCGGCGAAGGCCAGGGTGTCGGTGGTGTGGTCCGCCGTGACGGTGGGCGCATGGCTGGCCATCGTCACCCATTCGTCGGCGGCGTTGGCGGCGGCGGCGACCAGGGTGTCGTCCACCTCGCTGGCACCGCAGCCCAGGCCATGGTCGGACGTGAGGTAGTCGCGGACGATCAGCGCCCAGTTGTCGGACCAGCGGGTGCCAGCGTCTCGGGGGTCATAGAGCTTCCGGCCCCGCACCACGGCCTGAATGTTGGGAATGCCGTTGGGGAAGACTTCGGCGCTGTACTTGAGGCGGATGTAGAGGTAGGCCACGCCCTGGAGACGATGGTCGGTGGTCCACAGGCCGGCGGATTCCGCCACCAGGTCCGCGTCCGCTGTTTGGGCGGCGGTGCCCAGGTGCTTCTTGGCCCGGACGCTGCCGGAGAAGCGGCCGGTGGTGACGTTGCCGGAGCCGTCCAAGGCGCCGATGCGCTCGTCGTTGAGGTAGATGTCGCCGATGGCCTCCACCTCGTGGCCCGCCAGGGGAATGACCAGGTGGAGGTATTCCTTGTTGGCGCCGGTGGATTCGGCGTAGGCCAGGGGGCCGGAGACGGCGGCCTCGCCATAGATCACCCGGCGCGGCTCGATACTGGAACGCACCACGTGAAGCCGGTCCCTGGCCTCGGCCTGGAAGTTTTGCTTTTTGGGCTTGTTGAGGGCGCCGTTGAGGGCGCCCAGGACCAAGTTGCCGACGAACAGCTTGCCGAACAGCGCCCAGGTGAAGCCCTGGACGGCGGCGCCAATGCCGGCGGAGACCAGGGCGGGGACGATGACCTGGGGCATGGATCAATCCCCCACGCGCCAGGCGGCGCGGACGTCGGCCATGGCCGGGAACACCAGGCCATGGGGGCCTGGCACGGCGGCGAAGTGGCCCAGGCAGACGCCCAGGGCCTCGACGCCGTCCACCTTGACCAGCACCACGTCACCTCGGCGCGCCGCCGGGGCGGGCAGCATAGGCAGCCGGCTGGAGACGGCGGCGATCAGCCCGCCCTCGTCGATCAGTACCGCCTTGGCGGATTCGTGGCTGGTCCAGGCCGGCAGGTTGTCCAGCAAGGTGGTGTCGGTCATGGCCTTGACGCAGGCGGCCGCGAAGGTGGCGCAGTCTTGCACGCCCCAGGAAAATGGCGTGGCCCGGCGCAGGTCCACCACGTCATTCAGCCGCTCAGGCCAGTCCTCGCGGCGGATAAGGTTCAGCCCCGTCCCCATACCAGCTCCTTCTCGGCCATCTGTTCAACGAACTCGAAGCCCCGGTCGGCGGGGTATTCGGCGCGCTGGTCGGCGTCGTTGTAGCGGCGCACCCGGGGGCGCTCCCAATCCACCAGGCGGGATTCGGCGGTGAGGGTGATGCTGGCGGTCTCGCCCAGCTCGATCTGCATGGTGTCCATGCGGCCGGTCCAGATCAGGATGGGATCGGCCAGCACCTGGTGGTCCGCGTCCAGGGGGGCGAACCAGATGCGGCAGGGCCGTCCCTGGTAGTGCTCGCCCAGGGCGCGGGTGATGTTGGCGCTGTCGATGCCGGTGATGCGCATGGCCACGCCCACGGCCTGGAGGTCGCTGGTTTCCTGGACCGGTTCGATGCTGCCCAGGCCGCCGGCGCCGTACCAGGTCTCGCCATCCCATTCGATGGCGTGGGCGGCGTTGGTGAGGCGCAGGTGGCCGCTGGCGAAATCCAGGTCCACGAATACCAGGGCGGGGACGTTGCCGTCCGCCAGGGCGGCGGCGACCGGCACGGTGAGGGTGCGGCTCACGAGAACACCTCGATGCAGGACAGGGTGAGGCTGGTGATGAGGCCCGGCGCCACCGACCAGCGGGAGACATCCTCCGCCAGCATGAAGGTGGCGGTGGGCTGGTTCAGCGTGATGGGGGCGTTGTCCGCCGGGCTGGCCCGCAGGGGCGGCTCGAAGCTGACGGTCATGGCGCCGGCGCCGGCGGCGGTGGCCAGGGCCTTGACCATCTTGAGCTCGCCGTTGACGCCGATCAGGTCGCCAGCCTCCAGAGTGGTGCCGGCGGTGAAGCCATCCAGATTCAGGCTGGTGCCGGTCTGGCCGGCGCCAGCCACCAGGGGCGTGCCGGCGGCCGTGCCGCGCGGTACCGGCCGGGCGAAGTTGTGCAGGCTGAAACGTCCGGCGCGGCCGCGCAGGCTGGCCAGGAAGGCCTGGAGCGCGGCGGCTTCGGAGTCCTTGAGGTGCTCGAAGGTGAGGTTGGCCAGCCAGCGGGGGCTAGGCAGTTCCAGGGTCTGGACGCTGCCCGTGAGGGGCGACTCGAAGCTTTGGGTGTTGGCTTGTAGCCCCCACTCCATGGCGCTGGGCAGCAGGCCGGCGGGCCAGGTCAGGGTGGGCATGTCAGATCCTGCCGGTGGCCTGGGCGAAGGCGCCGCCCCGGTTGAGGTTATCCATGAGCGCGGCCAGGGTCTCGCGCTTGATGCGGCCCGCTTCGGCGCGCAGCTTCGCTTCGGCGTCGGCGCTGGCGTTGCGGAAGTCGAAGTGCTGGACGATGGTGACGCCGCCGCCGCCCTGCATGGTCACTGGAATGCTGCGGCCGTCCGGCAGGGGCACGTAGGCCTCGGGCCGACGGCCTTCGCCGAAAACGGCGAGCTGGGGGCGGTCGGCGATGCCGCCGCCGGCATAGGTGTGGAGCGGCAGCGGCCCCCGGTCGGTCATGATGCCGCCCCGGGCGAAGGCGGTGGAGAAGGCGTTGATGCTGCCGAAGTCCATGCTGCTGAAGGCGTTGAGGTTGGAGGCGCCGCCACTGCTGAACCAGTTGCCGAACAGGCTGCCGATGCCGCTGCTAGCCAAGGCGCTGGTGAACCAGTTTCCAGCCGGCTCGCTGACCGTCTTGCGCAGAAATAGCCGGTAGAGATCCTGGGCGGCACCCGCCATGACCTGGCCGAACTTCTTGCCGGAAACCATGGCGTCTTCAAAAGTGCTGGTGAGGGTGAGACCCAGTTCACGGGAGATGTCGTTCTGTTCCTTCAGGGCTTCATTGTTGGCCGCCAGGGCCTTGTCCATCTGCTCATGCACCAGGAACTGGGCGGCCAGGGCTTTCTCGGCGGTGAGATAGCCTTCGCGTTCCAGACGGGCGATCTCTTCCAGGTCGTCCCGGTACTTCTGCATGGGGTCGATGGCCTCGGTCCAGCGCGCGGCGGCATCGCGGCCGGCGCGGTACTGGTCGTCCTGGAGTGCGATGAGCGCCCACTCGGCGTCGAACTCGTTCCGCAGTTGAGCGGTGTATTCCTCGCTGGCTTCCTGCTGGATCTGGTAGTAGGTGCGGGTCAGGTGGGCGGATTCCTCCATGGACCATTCGGTGGCGGACATGCGGTCCTTGGGCTTGGCGGATTTTTCCGAGCCCGATGGAGTCAGCTTGATCCTCGGGGATTCAGGCTGCCCCGGCATCTTGTAGCGGCCGGTTCCGTACTGGTCGTTCAGGGCCAGGGCTTCGCGGCGCTGGATCTCTTCCAGGCTTTTTTTTATGGCCTTCAACTCGAATAGCCTGGCCTTGAGGCGCGCACCATCAATGCCCGCGATGTCGCCATGGGTGGTGCCCGCATCCTTGAGCTGTAGCTGAATCGCAGCGATCTCATCGCGTACCGCCTTGAGATTACGGCTGTTCTCGCCGGTGGGGTTGATGCCGCCCAGCACCAGGCCGACGAATCCGCCGTGTGAGGAGGACAGGCGAATGGCATCATTCCAACGCTCCAGGAGGTTGTTCATGGCTGGCAGCAGCGTGCTTGCGATCGCGGTTCCAATCCCATTGGCCTCGGCCTTGAAGCGACTCATGGCATCGTTGAATTTGTCCGCTTGCTCGGCCATTTCCCGCGTGATCGGGTTGAGCCGCTGGCCTTCTTCCACCATTCGCCGCAGACCATCACCGCCTTCAGCCAACGCGGGGGCCAACTCACCCCATGTCTTGCCGATGACCTGGCTCATGGCGTTGGCTTTATCCCCTTCTGTTTTGAATCGGCCGAAGGCGTCGGCGAGCTGGTAGAACGCCTCCATGGGGTCGGTGGCGGTGATGCCTAAATCGCGCAACACGGTTTGAGCCGATTTGCTGCCGCTGGCGGCTTCGCCCAGGGTCTTGTTGAGCTTGGCGACCCCGCCGCCCAGCATCTCCATGGTGGTGCCTGACTTGTCCACGACCAGCTGGAGGCCCGCCAGGTTTTCGATCGCGATGCCGGTCTTTTTGCTCAGGTCGTTGAGGTTGTCGGCGGCGTCGATGCTTTGTTTGATGAATCCCGTCATGCCCACGGCTCCGAGGCCGCCCAGAACACCGGCGACGCCCGCTTTGAGTACGCCGAATGTTCGTTCCAGCTCGGCGGCTGTTTTTTTTGCCGCGTGCTCGCTTTTGCTCAGGCCGTCGCTGAATTTGGCGTGGTCCAAGGCCAGGGAAACAACCAGGTTGCCGAGGGCGCTCATATCGGGCTCATTGGGTTCGTTGGACTTCCAGGGCGGCCGCCTCCATGACGCGCAGGGCATCGAACAAGGCGGACCAGTTCTTGCGCGGCAGGCCCAGAAGCCGCAGGACGGTGGGCACGGCGGTGTAATCCAGGCCGATGCGGGCGACGCCGGCCAGGCCGCTCACCGTCCGCCATTGGGTGGAGAGTGCCCAGAACAGCCGGGCCGCATCCAGGTTGCAGGGCAGGATGGGACACTCCGCCCGGCGGGCCAGGTTGCTTTGGGCGCGGGCGATCACTTCCGGCGGCGCGCCCATGGCGCGCAGGGCGGTCAGGGTATCGTCGTCGGGCCGGAAGGCGTCGGCGTCACGGGTTCCGCCGCCGGCCCAATGGCGACCGGCGGCAACCAGTTTTTTCTTACCTCCTCCAGTACCGAATCCAGGTAGGTTCTGGCCACGGCCACGGCGGCGCCTTGGATGCCGCGCAGCAGGGCTTCTCGGGTCTGGTCGTTGAATGGCACCGGATGACCGGCGCCATCGCGCAGATCGTCCCAGCCGCGCAACACGTGGCGAGCGATGTCCTGGTCGCTGAGATTCTGCTCGTGGATGGTTTCCCGGTAGGCTTCGAAGGCTTCTGGCCCCATGCGCAGGAACTCGGCGGTGAAGGTTTCGGGCACGATTTGCCCGTCGGCGCCGCGCACATGGAGAGTGACGGCTAGGCGGTAGGTGGGGGAGAGGTCGAGGGTGAACATGATTACTTGGCCGTGATCTTGATTTCGTCGTTGCCGGCGTTGGGGGTGAAGGTCAGGGCGCACTGGAGCATGGCCACGCCGTCCTGGTCCACGTAGGTGGGCACGCCCACCTGCACCTTGGGGGCATCGATCTGGATGATGTTGCCGGCCACGGTGCCGTGCACCACCTGCAGGGCGGCCAGGGTGGCGTTGCGGGCGGTGGTCCACCAGTCCTTGATGGCCACGGTGTTGGCCTCGAAGGTAATCTGGCCGGTGGGCTTGCGGTCGGTGATGATGACCGATTCGGCGCCGATGAGCTTGCGGTGCACCACCTGGTTGTTCATGTCGAGGGTCAGGCCGGCGATGACCGGGGTGACGCCGTGCAGGGTGCCGGTGGGGGTCCAGGTGGTATCGACCGGCTTGGGCTGCTGGAAGGCGGTATAGGTAGGCGTGGGGGCGGCCGCGTCGGTGACGCCACCGTACAGGCCGGTGAATTTGAATTTCATCACCGGGATTTGCTTGGCCTGGAGGTCGAAACTGACATCGCCCCGTGCGCCCAGGATCTTGTGCAGCACGCCGTCCAGGTTGTAGTAGAGGGTGAGGCTGTCGGCGGCTGTGCTGTTGGGGTCGTAGACGTCGTCGCTGGCGCCATCGGTTTCGCTAAAGGCGCAGGCCTTCAGCACCGGGGCCCAGGCCGGGGGCGTGCCGGCGGTTCCGCTTCCAGCCAGCTCCACCTCAAAATCGATCATGCAGCGGGTGCCCACGGGGAGCTGCTCGGAACTGCCGAAGTAGGGGCGGATCAGATCCCGGGAGACGAACTCCGCTTCCAGGGGGGTGAGGCTCATATTGCGCACCAGGATGGCGTTGGCGCCCCCGGTGGGAATGGAATCGATGCCGTAGGTTGTTTCCAGCTTGGCCAGCAGGATGGCCTTGCGCATTTTCAGTGCCATGGTGGGGTCCTTTCAGGTGGTGCGCTCAGCCGCGCAGGCGGAAGGTGAAGTCAAACACCCAGCCGAACAGGCCGGTGTCGGGGTTGGGCTCGGTCTCGAAGTCGGGCCCGGTGTCGATCAGTTCGGGCATGGCCGCGACGGCGGCGTGGATCTGGCCGCGCAGGGTGACCAGCTCGCCATAGCCGGCGGCCCAGGCCTCGATCTGGAGGCGGTAGCGGTTGTAGCCCACGCTCTGGGGATAGAGCGGGTCTTCCTGGTTGGCCACGTGCCAGTACACCAGGTAGGGGGCGGCCACGCCCTGGGGCGCCAGGCGGGGGTAAACCCGCCCCCCGGCCAGTCCGGAGAGGGCCGTGTAGAGTTCGTTGGCGATCATCAGCGGGTGGGGTGCTTGAGCAGTTCGGCGGCCAGGGTGTCGGAGATCATCTTGGCGGCGACTTCGCGCTTGGCTTCCCAGGCGGGGCGAAGGAAGGGCTTGGCGACCCGGCGGCGGAGGAAGGTGTTTTGGTGTCCGAATTCCCAGAACCACCAGTAAAAGGGGTCGTTTTGGTAGTAGGTGCGCAGCTTGCCGCCACGCATGACCTGGATCTTCTTGGCGTTCTTGGCCTGGGGGCCGTGGCGAACACCCACGTGGTATTCGGTGCGGGTGCGTGCGGTGCGGGTCTCGCGCTTGAGGGCGATGTTGCGCACCAGGGCGCCCGAGGAAACCAACCCCTGGGCCCGTGCCCGCAGCCGGGCTTCGGTACGAATGACGCCGGCGCCCTTGGCCACGGCCCGCCGGGCGATCTTGGTGGCCAGCTTGGCTTCCAGGCCGCGCAGGGCTTGCTCCAGTTCCTGGAGGCCGGTCACTTGGGTGGTGAATCCCATCAGCGGACTTCCTTGCACATGAGCATCAGTTCTTCACGCCGGCCGCCCGTATCCAGGGCGGCCTCAATGTCGTAGGTGCGACCGTCCCACACCACACGATTGCCAGTGGAGACGTCTGCACGCCAGCGAATACGGATTTTGAGCAGGCTCTCCGCAACTTCGGCCCGGGCGGCGAGGAATTCGCGGCCGGACAGTGGTAGGCATTCGGCCCAGACGGTGGCGAGGTCAACCCAGGTGATTGTCTCGCCACCATAGGCATCGCGCGTGAGGGTCTTGGATTGCAGGATAATGCGATGACGCAAGCGGCCGACGTTCATGGTTGAAGGCTACACGGTGGTGGGGGGCTCAGGGGCGCGGTAGGCGATCCGACAGTCTTACATCCCAGGGGCGCGAATCCTGATTACGCGCGCGC